CGCGATAACGACCAGGCTCGATGACACGTACTTGGTCATAAACCTTTTCTCCAAACTCGCCGTCAGGAACTACGGCTTTTTCCCCGATGCGTACTTGCGTGAGACTTCCGTAATTGGTTTCGCGGTCCAGCCGCCAACCGTACACGTCAGTCGGATCCACCTCAATCCAATAGGGCCGACGATTAAGAGCACGCTCCTCTGCAAGACTTCTCGCGTCCGAAGGCGCAGGAAAATCAACCAGCGTGTGGCAGTGCCCATACGTCAGGGCACAGATCAAGAGTCGTCGAGCGTACTCATCTAGATCTGACCCGCAGCCATCAACGTCCTTGTTAAAAACATCTGTCCAATAGGGATCACCTTGGACGCTAATTGGTTTTCGCAGAATTAACCCGGCTGCTGCACGAAGCAACCGCTGCGTATAAGGCGTAAAAACAGAGCGATTGACCCGTGATAAATACGCGGAGTAGTCCTCACGAGGCTCCAGAGGCAGGAATGTCTCGCAGTTTTCGCGTAGATACTCCGTTCCGCTTGTGACGGCTTTCATGATCTCCCAGCCCTTCATCTGGTCGATCACGGCCCGTGTTCGTACGAACGGGCTATCAACAGTGCCCATGTAGGAACTGCTGACAAGATGCGTTCTAACGAGACCAGGAACGGAGTAAGTCATGACACCTCAGAGTTGAGTTATTAACAGCCCCATCGACGACGGGCCGCTTTACCCCGTTCACCAGTCCAGTTACGACTTCGAGCGCAGAAAGAACGCTTACGGGCAGCTTCTTCCTTTGTCTTTGGCTTGCCTGTAACCGGCGGCTTCAAATTAGAACCCGTTTCCCGGTTGTACTTAGCCCGACCTTTAGCGGTCAGGCCAGCACCTTTACTAGCAGGCAGCTTTTCGCCACGGCCAACACTAAGGTTGGGACCACGCTTACGCTTTTTGCGCTCTGCCATCGTCCTAACCCTTATTCAAGGTTGAGGGCAATAGTGCCGCTGGTCACGAAGTTGCAGGTAACAACAACCAGATCACCAACGCTAGACGTGACATCCATGCTGGTAATGATTCCGGTAAAGACCGCAGAATCAGTGCCGCTTGAAGTTCCCTTAGTGAACAACTCGAAAGATGCGTCTGCAGGATCGTCTGCAGTGATTACATCCTCAAGGAACGCTGCTTGACCCGTTGCATCAGGGTCATAAACAAGCTCAACGGTGCCAGAACCGCTGACAAGGCTGCCCACGAAAGAACGGAAGTTGTCTCCGTGCTTGGTGGTGTCAAGCGTGTCTTTGGTGATGTTCAGCGTCCAGCTGCGAGTACCAACGATGGTTGCGTTGGTTCCACCAGCCGCTTCAAACTGAACGGCACCCTCTTCTCCGCGAATAACGGCCATGGGTAGACATAGGAAGGGTCTATACGGC